CGCTCATGAGCGCACCTCGGATTCGAGTTCGAGCGAGCCGAAGCCGCTCACCGCCGCGCCGCTGTACTGGCGCCGCTCCGCGTGCCGCCGGTCCATCTCGCCGAGCCATGCGCTCGTCGGATCGAGGTCGATCCTCGTGTCGATCACCCGCCGATCGCTTCCGCTGCGGCGCTCGGGCCACGTGCGGCTGACCGTCACGTCATGCAGGCTGACGGCCGGCAGGCAGCTCGTCTTGACCGGCCGGGAGGCGGTGAATCGCCTCGGCGTCTCGCTGGTCTGCATCTCCATCTGCTACTCCCGTTCGGTGATCCGATGGGAGCATTAAACACCGCGTTGATTGCGAAGTCAACACCGCGTTTACATGAGGGCGCGAAAAAACCCCCGAGAGGGGGTGTCGAGCGCGGAAGCCGGGCCTTGGTTCTATTCCTCGGCCTCGACCTTTGCCCAGGCCTCGTTGATCTTGTCCTCTAGCGCCGCCTGACGCCGGCTGTAGTCGATCTTGCGCTCGCTCAGCGAGGGCTCAAGGCCCCGCATTGCAGCGCTCCACGCTGCGTAGTGATTCTTGAGCGCCTCGCGAAGCGCGGGCTTCTTCGTCTTGGCCGTTACCGCCTTCAGGTAGCCGAGCGCCTCGGCTGTCTGTTTTCGGATGCAGGCGCGCCAGTCGCGTTTCGAGGCGTCGTCGCCCGGGTCGCCCCCCTGTGCTGCGAGGTCAGCGGCCGATGTCGCTGCGAGCAGCGTCGCCTGGCAGAGGAACCTCCCGTACGTCGTATTCGTCCGATACGCCTCCAACGGCGGGGTGCCCGGGGTCTGCGCGAACACGAAGATCGGCCCCGAGAGGAGGATGCCTGCTAGTCCTTGTCGCCACGCGCGCGCGCGACCAGTTGATCGGAGATGGCCTTCCATTTCTTTCCCTCCTCGAGAATGGATTCGATCCGTTTCCCGCGCTCCTCGTCTGGCAGCGCGTCGATAGCGTCAATGATCGCCCATTGGCTATTCGACGGCGCCGGCCGGTCCTTGAAACTTTTCACGCTTGGCGGTTTGCGCGCCGCCGGCGTCGCGCCGGCCAATACCCAGACAGGAGAGCACCCATAGGCCTTCTCTGCGGCGAAAACGCCGCGCTCCTTCCAGTTTGACATCACGGCCGACGAGGCGCCCAACCGCTTCCCAATGCTCGACCAGTCGAGCTCGGGGTTGTCGGTAGCCTCGCGCGCGGCGGCGAGGAGACGTCGGGCAGAGGCGTGCAGTTCAGCTTTCTTCTTGCCGGCCATCGTGTGGATTGTCCCGGAACTAAACAGCCCGTTGATACACGCCGTGTTGACTTGAGATTCAACGTAGCGTTTAATTGGGTCATGACGGACGCGCAGCTCATCGAGCAACTCGGCGGCCCCGCCAAGGTGGCCGACCTTCTTGGATATGACAAGGACGGCGGCGTGCAGCGGGTCCACAACTGGATCACGCGCGGAATCCCCGCCAAGGTCAAGCTCGACCATCCGCACCTGTTCCTGCGTGCGCAGACGCCCGTGGTCGAGCCCAAGGCTGCCTGATCCATGGCCCGCACTCACAGCGCGCCGGCGCAGAGCCGCGCCAGCGTCGCCACCTGTGCCCGGCTGAGCCGGAACGTCTCTGTCCCCGACCGCCCGAGAAGGGTCACGAACGACAGCCGCAGCAAGAACTCGCTGCCGGCCGGCGTGAGCGACATCGCGATCACGGTGGCATCCATCAATGGCTGATCCTTTCGTCGAACTGCGAGGCGACGTGCTGCGTGAGCACGTCGACGTGATCGATGCCGTCGTGCAGGCCACGCCGGGCGCGAGCCGCATGAGTGTGCTGCGCGAGATCGTCGCGAAGTGGGTCGAGTCCGAAGTCCATCGCTCCAGTGTCGTGATGCGCGTCTGGAACGGCAACGGAAACGAACCGGAAGCGCACCGGAGTTGCACCGGAAGGCGGGCGGCATGACCGACCGTACCCTCTATCGCTTCGTCGCGACATGGTTCGGCGGCGGCCGCCTGGAGCGCGAGATGGAGTCACCGCCTGGCGTGCCGCGCATGTGGGAGCGGATCACGCTCGAGAACCGGCCGCAGGGCGTCTTCTATGCCGTCCCGCTGCACGAGTTCAGGCAGATGCAGGACCGCATTGCTCGGGCCGACCGGCGCGCGGCTGCGCAGCGCAAGTCACGAGCCGAGAGAAATACCCGAGGGCAAGGGCCACAACACGTTTTGAAGGCAGAGGCGGAAACGCCCGACGCCACGGACCGTGGCCTGAGCCGGCCAGCAAGCCCGGGCGTCGGCCTCATGGGCGAAGAGCAACCTGCCGACGCGGACCTCACGGGGCCTTCGGAATGAACTGGCCTCCCTTCACCGGCCCGACGATGTGCACCCTCGCGGACGGCTCCCTGGCGTTCTCCGATAGCGAGGAGTGGCGGCACGAGTGCGAAGCCAAGTTCATCCTGAACATGCCCTACGAGACGCGCGTTCTCCACATCGAGAGCATTCGAGACATGAGGGGCATCGAGGCAGTCGACGCGCTGATCGCCACGATGAACAAGCTGCGCGATGCGGCGCGGGCGGTCTAATGCTTGCGCCGCAATTCGTCCTGCCGATCGCCCGCGAAATCACGGTCGACCTCTTCGCCGGCGGCGGCGGTGCGTCGACGGGCATCGAGCAGGCGCTCGGCCGCCACGTCGACATCGCCGTCAACCACGACCCGCAGGCCATCAGCCTGCACGAGCGCAACCACCCGCAGACGCGCCACTTCTGCAGCGACGTGTTCGAGGTCGATCCGGTCGAGGTCGTCGACGGCCAGGACGTTGGCCTGATGTGGGCGTCGCCCGACTGCAAGCACTTCTCGAAGGCCAAGGGCGGCAAGCCCGTCAGCAAGCGCGTGCGCGGCCTGGCCTGGGTGGTGACGAAGTGGGCGAAGGCCGTGCGGCCGCGGGTCATCTGCCTGGAGAACGTCGAGGAGTTCAAGGACTGGGGGCCGCTCGACGCGAACAACATGCCCGACGCCGCGAAGAAGGGGCGCACCTTCAAGCGCTGGACGCGCTCGCTGGCGAACCTCGGCTACTCGGTCGAGCACCGCGAGCTGCGCGCCTGCGACTACGGCGCGCCGACGATCAGGAAGCGCCTGTTCCTCGTGGCGCGCTGCGACGGCGCGCCGATCGTCTGGCCGGAGCCGACGCACTCGAAGACCGGCGGCAAGGGCCTGAAGAAGTGGCGCGCCGCTGCGGAGTGCATCGAGTGGCAGCACCCATGCCCGTCGATCTTCGAGCGCGCCCGGCCGCTGGCCGAGGCGACGCTGCGCCGCATCGCGCACGGCATCCAGCGCTACGTCATCGACAATCCCCGTCCATTCATCGTGCCGGTGACGCACCCGCGCGACAGCCGCGTGCATTCGATCGACGATCCGCTGCGTACGGTCACCGGCGCGAACCGCGGCGAACTGGCGACGCTGGTGAAGCACTTCGACCGGCTGATCGAACGGTTCAGCAACCCGGGCGATCTCGTCTATGACCCGTTCCACGGCCTCGGAACGGTCGGGGTGCGGGCGATCAAGCTCGGACGGCGCGCCGGCGGCAGCGAGCTCAACGGGGAGTACTTCCGCGATCAAGTGCACTACCTGCAGGCGGCCGAGCGTGAGTTCGCGACGCCGTCTCTGTTTGACCTGGAGGAGGCCGAAGCTCCAGATGAGTCCATCGACGAATTGGCTCGTCGTCGCCTCGATCGCGTCTTCGCTGGGGGCGGCCTCTGATGCCGAACCGCCTCCTTCGCGAGGGGCTAATGGAGTCCGAGCGCGTCCTTTCCCTTCCGGTCGAGGCGCGCTGGCTGTTCGTCATCGCCATCCTCTCGGCGGACGACCTCGGTATCTTCGAGGCAACCGAGTTCAAGCTGGCTCGACGTGCCGACGTCGGCCGAGACCAGGTCACCAAGCTCCTCCCGCTGCTGGCCGATGTTGACCTTGCGCGGTTCTACCAAGTCGACGGAAAGCAGTACGGATTCGTCCCGAGGTTCCGCCAACGCTTCCGCCTGAAGAAGCTCCTACACCCCCCGCCTCCCGATGCGCTCCTCGCAGACGAGCCGGAGATATTGAGCGAAATCAAGCGGTTAGCTCCAAAAATGCCTGACACGTGTCTGACAGATGCGGGCACGCGTCAGACACGCGCTGCTCATGCGCGCGCGGAGTCGGAGTCGGAGTCGGAGAAGAGCATCGTTGCTACGCAACGACGTCGCGCTGCGGTCGCGAAGTCGTCGAAGGAGGTTCGGGAAACGGTCGCGACGGCGCATCAGCTCGTCGTCGACCTCTACAACGCGAAGCTGGCGGACGCCATCGACGGGGAGCTTCGTCCTCGTCGCGCCGAGGGCGTCGGAGCGAAGGGCCGGGCGACAGCGATCGCCGTCTTCCTCGACCTTGCCAAAGCTCGCGTTGCGACGAAGCTGCCGAACGGCGGCCCCGAGGCGTTGGGCGTCTGGCTTGGGAAGTACTTCGACCGCGCTGCGGCCGACGACTTCATCGCGGGTCGCGTCCCGCGCCGAGCCGGCAACGAAGGGTGGCGTGCGAGTCTCGAGTCCGTCATCGCCGAGAAGACGTTTCTGAGGCTCGTCGAAGCATGAGCGCCCGCGACTTCGACCCAGCGGACGAGGTGGCGCGCCTTCGCCGGCCGCCGCACGACCTCGAGGCCGAGCAAAGCCTCCTCGGCGCCATGCTCCACGACAACGCGGCCTACGACCGCGTGGCGGACCTCGTCATCGAGGAGTCGTTCTACCGCCACGAGCACCGCCTCGTCTTCGCGGCGATCGGATCGCTCGTGTCGGCGAACAAGCCGGCCGACCCGGTGACCGTCTGGTCGATGCTCCAGGGCGGCGAGATCGACGATCTCGGTCTGCAGTACCTCGAGGCCCTGGTCCTGTCGGTGCCGAGCGCCAGGAACGCCAGACGCTACGCGGAGATCGTCGCCGACCGAGCCGCCCGGCGAGCGGTGATCGCGGCAGCCGACGAGATCGCTGCCAAGGCATTCCAGGTGACCGGAGCCTCGGCCGAGCTCGTCGACGAGGCGGTGACGAAGCTCCTGAAGCTGGAGTCGCAGCACGCGAGGACGAGCAGCATCGTCGGGCTCGACACGATCATCGCCCAGCGCCTGGACCGGCTGGACGACCTCGCGCAGCGCGGCGCCGAGTCCGAAGGAGCGGCGTGGCCGACGCCGTTCGAGCCGCTGAATCGCGCGCTGTCAGGCGGCGTTCGTCCCGGGCAAGTGGTCGTCGTGGCGGCCAGGCCATCGATCGGCAAGTCGGCGCTGGCGCAGGCGTTGGGCGTGCGCTTCGCAACCCGCGGGCTGCCGGTCCTCTTCCTTAGCCAGGAGATGACCGCTGGCGAGCTCGGCGACCGGATCCTCGCGCAAATGGGCGGCATCAGCCTCGGGCATCTTCACCGGGCGACGCTCGACGACGCGGAGTGGAGTGCGCTAAGCGATGCCGCGCACCGCGCCTCGCGGTTGCCGTTCCACGTCGACGAGCAGCCGGCGCTGACGATCGGCCAGATCCGTGCCAAGGCGCGCTCGGTTCGAGACCTGCGTGTGCTGATCGTCGACTACCTCCAACTCACGGCATCGGCACCGACGCACCGCGGCAGCACGAACCGCAACGCCGAGATCGAGGAAGTGAGCCGCGGCCTGAAGTCGCTCGCCAAGGAGCTTGGCATCGTGGTTGTCCTTCTGTCGCAGCTGAACCGAGAGGTCGAGAAGCGCAGCGACAAGAAGCCGGGCCTGGCGGACTTGCGGGACTCCGGAGCGATCGAGCAGGACGCTGACGTGGTGCTCCTCATGTGGCCGCTCAAGCCCGGCCAGCCCGCGGGATCGGAAGGCGTGCCGGTGGGCATGCACGTCGCGAAGAACCGATCAGGAGAGCGTGACGTCGAGTTCCCGATGCTCTTCGATGGCCGATTGATGCAGTGGAACGAATCTCACCTGCCGATGACCGCCTACGCGGCCGGCAGAGCCACAGGAGGAGACCTCTGATGCCCGGCTTCCGTTCCAAGACCGGCGAAGGCAAGCAGCGCAAGCTGAGCCATACATGCGTCGTCCTGATGCTGCGCGAACTCATGGACGGCCCCTCCACGGCGGCCGAACTTGCAGAGGCCTCGGGCCTGGGCTATCGCACGTCGCTGATGTTCCTTACGGCTTTGCATCGCAAGCGCTGCGTGCACATCGCCGGATGGGAAAACGACCTGGCCGGCCGTCAGTCGATTCGCGTCTTCGCGTTCGGTCAGAAGGCCGACGCGCCCAAGAAGCCGACGAAGTGGAGTGCGAAGAAGCGCGCCACCGAGCAGCGCAAGCAGTTCACGCTCCTGAGGATGGCCGCATGATCTTCCTCGGCATCGACGTCGGCCTCACCGGCGCCATCGCGGCGATCGACCATCTCGGCCACTGCCAGGTCCACGATCTCCCTACGGTCGAGATCGCCGGCAAGCGGATGGTGAAGCGGCGCATCGCCGCTCGTGACCTGATCCACCTCGTCCGGCTTCTGGTCGGCCCGCAGGAAGTGGGCACGGCCATGATCGAGGACGTGCACATGATGCCCGGCGGCGGCGCGGCGGCGCGGGCCTCGCTCATGCAGTCTCGCGGGATCGTCGAGGCCGTACTCGAGATCGCTGGCGCGCCCGTCGTGACGGTCGAGCCTTCCCGATGGAAGCGCCACTTCGCGCTGATCGGCAAGGACAAGGGCGGCTCGCGCGAGGTCGCGCAGCGGCTCTACCCGAGGCTCGCGCCTGATCTACGCCGGGTGCGCGACCACAACCGAGCTGAAGCCATCCTGATCGCCCACTACGCGCAAGGGGTGCTTGCCTGATGGGCTACGTTCCTCATCCTCCGCGCGGTCGTCTGTTGCCGAAGCCGCCGCAGCAAGAGCCGCGCATGTGGAAATGCACCTGCGACGGCTGCGGAGCGCCCCTCCAGCGCGACGACTTGCAGTGCAGCTACTGCCTGCGGGCGACTCTCGTGCTAGCGCATCAGATCGAAGTCACGACGATCGAATCGCCGGCGGCGCAGCTTGTCGTCGGCATCCCTCAGCCGCCCGGCCACTTTCTTTGATGAACGACCGCCCCACCATCGCCGAGCGCTACGGCACAGCCTCGCGGACGAGCGACCTAACGCTCGATCTCGTCCGCCCCCGGGATGTCGACGTGCTCATCGCCGCCGGCCTGGTCCGCGAGACGCTGGCGACGCGCCTGATCCGCCTGCGCGGAGAGTTCGATAGCGTGCGCAACGGCGGCCTGACCGTCTCCTGCGGGATCCACCGGACGCTCGTGCCCGCGCTCAAGAGCTACCCGACCGTGCGCGAGCACCTGAGCGACTGGGCATGCGCCGAGGCGCCGCTCTTCGGCCTTGCGCCGGCGGCCGCCGCAGATGCCGCCCTGAAGGTGCTCGACCTCTTTCTCGACCCGACGTGCGCGGCGTGTGACGGCCGCGGCTTTACCGGCGGCTACGGCCTGCCGACCGTGCGCTGCACGACGTGTCGCGAGACCGGCCGGCGCAAAGCCTGGTTTCGCACGGACGCCGAGGATGCGTTCGCCCGCTGGCTGGAGGTGCAAATCGAGAAGAAAATCTCGCTCGCCTTGGCAAAAATGCGCGAGCTGTTGCGAACCGGGCAATTCGGCGTCTAGAATCCGCCCGCGGCCAGCAAGCCGCCATGCACAACCCGCCGGCCCGAAAGGCCTGATCCGCGCAAGCCGCGGCGCACATCCTGGCGAGATAGCTGTCTCCTCCGAAAGCCGGCCCTTGCGCCGGCTTCGTCGTTTCTGAGTGGCGTGGGGAAGAGGTAACCCGCCGGGCCCATAACCCGGAGATCGGCCGTTCGAATCGGCCCGCCGCAACCCAAGTTCGCCCGGCCGATCGGATGGCTTGACCGCCGACCTCGATCCCGTCGCTGATCGCGCCGGGCAACCTCATCTCGCGCAAGGCGTGCGGCCGGCGCGCGAGCCCGAGGCGGGCCATGTCTCCAGGTCGCGCACTCCGATCCGCCGGCGCGAGTGAGAAGCGCTGAGCGCCAGCCTCTTGCGAGGTAAGCCGCCATGGCGTTCGTGTTCATCGTTCGACAAGGCCAGCCTATGCCCGACGAAACCCAGCTCGACCGCATCGAGCACAAGCTCGACGCGCTGCTCGCCCTCCTCGTCGACGATGGCGAAGACGAGCCGCACCTGACCCTGGACGGTGAAGCCGCAGGCGCCGAGCGTGACGGAGGCACGCCCCTGTGAAGTTGGCAACGCTCAAGCCCGTCGTGTTGATGCTGCCGATGCAGATCGGCAAGACCGTCGAGACCAGGAGCCAAGCAACCAGGCTGCGCGGTAGCGCCGGCGTCAAGCATCGCCAGGCAGCCCGCAAGGCCGATGGCTACCTGTGCCGGCACTGCCTTGCCGACGGCTTCGCCAGACCGGGCGTCGAGGTGGACCACATCACGCCGCTCGAACAGGGCGGCGGCAACGAGGCCAGCAACCTGCAGCTCCTCTGCGAGCGCCATCACGCCGCCAAGACCGACGCGGATGCGAAAAGGCTGCCGGGGGGGCCATTCGACGAAAAAAGCCGCGGGCGCTCGACACA